AATGGTGGCCAATCCGTTTGATAGCCTTATGTTGTGCCATTCTGTTCGCGGTGGCACCTCTTTTCCGTCCCGGGTTTTAAAACCCCTTTCGGTGGTGGCCAGTGAGAATGAAGCGATGCTTCCGCCGTTCTGGAAATGGAAAATGTCGGGGTTTTTACCCACATGGCCCAGCAATAAAACTTTGTTCAATGACATAAGAAATTAAAGATTTAGAGGCCCGAGAGGTACACTCCCCAGGGCCGGGTTTGTTACTGTTCGATGATAATAATTTCGCCAAGAGTGATATGCGTGTATGTGTGTAATGATTGAAAAATTAGTTTTTCGTGTGACTGAGCCCGGCAATGGCTTTTATCGAGCTAATGGCTTTTATCCACTGTTCGTCCGTGCTCATGGGGGCGGTGGCATTGACCAGCTCGAAGAGCCTGTCAGCTTCCACGTCCATTGATTCCTCGGGGTCTTCGTGGTATGGGTCGCCCTTGATATATTGCCGAAAGATTTCGTTTAATTCGTCACCAGCCCGAATGAATTTGTTCATCTTCTCTTTGAGTTTAAAATACAAGGCCGGGTGGTCCATCGTCATTGTGACGTATCGCATTGTGACCTCCTGAAGCACGAAAATAAAAGTCAGATAAACGTCCAGCCTGAGTTCCTCCGCCGGTGTGAGTTTACGCGGCTGTGGCTTTCCTTCGAATCGTCTTGCTCTTCGCGCGGCTCTTTCTTTTTTTCTTGCTTTTGTTACTCTCATTGATTTTAATATTTAGGATTTTCACTATTTTTTGGTATTTGATTTTATACTTGGCGCTTAACAGTTTAAGCAGGGAGGTGGCGCGTGCATCGCCCCATTTTGGAAGTTCCTTGTGATACTCCGAGCACGCCTGAGCAATTCGGCGGACGTGCTCTGGTTTTGGTCTGTAACCGATTACCTCATAATCGCCGAAGGAATCTGCGCCTTTGGCGTAATTCTGCCCCCGCCCGAAAGTTTCGGTGAAGCTGACAGTCTGTAGTGTGTCGTGTTGATTCATCGCTTCGATTCTCCTTTCAAAAAAATTATGTTGTAAAACTTAAATCGGTCGGCCAAGCGGCCGTATTCATCGTTAAAATATTCGATAAGTTGTCTTGGGGTCAGGTTGGTTGTAAGGTGTGTAAAGGCCCGGCGCTGTTCCCATATTTCAGTCCGGGCGTGGAGGAAATCTTCCACAAGAATTTTCGTGTCGGTTCCGAAATGGGTGTGAGTTTTCAGGCCGATATCATTCAGGCAGACACTAACGGGCCGGCCCTCAAATGCCCCTCTGGCGCCCTCTTCGTTGTAGGTGTATTTGTCGAGGTGGTTATTGATTTTGAAATAATTCACCATTTGCGTAACTGAGAGGTTGACGTAACCCCGGGCCCGGTTTCTGGTGCGCCTCAGATACTCTTCGAAAACTCTCATTAAAAACGTTTTCCCGGCTCCCACCTTGCCGCAAATGATTAAGTTTTTATGAATCTTATAATTCTGCTCAGGCAAGATATTTTCCGCCTCTTTGAGCCCATTAAAATAATAAAGCAGAAAGCGAAGAATCTCGCCGTTTTCGCCAGTCTCAAAAGTCTTTCCCTCAGGGGCCAGAAGCTCATTTGCGATATTTATCAGAAGGTTTGAGTGATAAGAATAATCGCTGGTCTGGCTTTTGTAAACCTCCATCTCCATTTCCATTTCACTGTCATTTTTCGTTTGCAAGTACAAATATAAACAAAGTGATTATTTAAAAAATAGCAATATGTGTATTTTTTAGCGTCAAAATGCTTATTTTTTTATAACATTCATGTTTATATCTATTTATGATTTTAAACACTGTATTTTTTAACCAAAGTTTTTTTCCGGCCTCTTAATCGAGAGTGTTGGTGTTCGCTTAAATTTGACGCTTAAAATGTCAAAAAATGGGGTTCAGTTGCACCCGCTTAAAAAAGGATTGCTTGCATAGTCTTCATCTGAGGGAGGGGCTTGATTAACCGCCCCGGATGATTTTTTGCCGCCTGAGGGGCTGCTTCCTTTGTCGTCCTCCCATGTTCTAACGGCGGCTTTCCAGTCTTTCATCTTGTTTTTTCCAATCATCCAGCCCTTGCTAGCATAAAAGTTCAGCCACTTTTCAGGGTTGACGTTATTCTTCCTTTCCTGACAATAATTTTTAACCTCTTCGAGAGAGGGAGGGGTAAAATTGGGCGCTGGCGCCCCTATATCTACATTTCTTTCTTTCTTTTCATTCTTTACATTCTTTACATTCTTGTTTGTTGCCCCTCGTGTGCCCCTGGTCTGCCCCTCGTGTGCCCCCGGTGTGCCCTCTAGTGTGCCCTCTTCTTTATCGACACCCTGATAACTGCCATAATTAGAGATAATTACCTTTGTCCAAGCTCTGCCCTTTTGTATGCATATTTCTTCGGTTTTTTCTAATTTTTTTAACGCGTTTCTAATCTGTTTTTGTGACAGTCCGGTTTCATTTGCCAGCTTGCTAAGTGAGGTAATTAGAGCGCCTGTTTCCACCGTTTCGCCCCTCCAATTTTGGGGTGAATGATTGGCCCGTAATAGCAGGTGAATGAATAATACTTTCACGTTAATATCGTCATACCATTCCCAGCCCAAGAGTGACCGGTGTAGCTTAATCCATCCGTCCATAGATAACCAATTTGTTTATATTACGAAATAAGGCAATATTCTTCTTCCGTTAAAATTCCTTACTCTGTTTTGTCAATTCAGCCCTTAGCCACCGAGCCCCCTTGTGTGTTAGCTTTGTGGTATATCCAATGCGGGGCTCAGTCTCACTATTTCGCCGAATTGGCTTCGTTTCAATCACAAAGAACCCGTTCTTGATATATTGCTGGTATGGCATATTGTTTGGCTGTAAAAAGCGCCTTTCCCTGAGTTTTTTAATCAGTGTGTTTCTGCCAAGGTTTAACTCTCTGAAATAGAGCTTTGCAAAGTCGCCAAAAGTGATATGCCGGCCCGGGTCATAAACCTCCGCCGGCTCTGGTGCCCGGGGTGGTTCCGGTTCGTATAATTGCCTGAGCTTTATTGACGCCACGCGGGGCAAGTAATCAGCCAGTTTTAAGAGCGCCGAGGTATTTACGCTGTAATGCCTGTATTCTGTGCTCTTGATATTAAAGATTTGTTCAATAACCACCGGGGCCGGCTCACTGCCATAAATCCCAGCATTAAACCCCTTGTGTTGTATCGTGGTAACCTCGCTATTGCACGAGAGGCGCTTGATTGCTTCCTCGGTCTCCCTCTCTGTTAATCCGGTGGATTTAGTTATTTCCCGCGTTGTAAAAACCCTCTTTTCCATTGCCTGAGTATTTGATGAAGCAGAAAAAAGGGCGCCGTAAATGGCGCCCTGAGTGATTATTTTAGCAGAAAGCGCCGCCCCGGGGTTATTGACCTTGCGAAGTCTTTCCATAAATCGGGGTGCTCTGCCTTAAATGCCTTTTCGTTAAATTTCACTGAATCCTTGGGGGCTTTCCATGTGGCCAGCTTCCGCCCGGCATATTCCATCATTTCGGCGTTACCAAAGCCCATTTTCAGGGTGTCCTCCAATTCGGCCTTCCGGCTGTCAAGCTCTTTCAGTTTTTCTTTCAGTTCTTTGAGCTCTTCATAGGCTTTCAGGTGTGTTTCTGTGGCTGCAATCACTTTCCCCTCTTCATGCCTGAAAAACTTAATGGCCACGTCCTCGGCGTTAATCGGGTCGGGCTCTTTTCCGCCTTTGATGTTATCCACCCAAAATCTGTCCACCTCTTCTATCATCCACCCGTAAAACTCAGGGTCGAAGGCGAAATCCCGCTGGTCAAACTCTGAGCCCATTACCAGCCAAGCAAGGGCGCCCTGTTCCATTTCTGAGGTTCCCAGTTGGTATTGTAGCTGACAAAACCACGTTTTTGGCAAGTCTTCCGGGTCAATAGGTATTCGTGTTGTTTTGCATTCCAAGAGCCCTTTCTGTTTCCAATCCCGGGTGTTTCTTGTTGCCCCGGGGAGCCAGAAAGTACGGTCTGGTGATACCCGGCGGTGTTGGTGTTCGCTGTTAACGAATAACCAATCGCCGGCGGATGATTTTATGACCTCCCGGCCCGTCTCATATTCCCACATTTGAGAGACGGCGTCCTCCAGGTAGTGACCGGCCCGCATCGCAAAGCTGCTTTCCTTTGGGGGGTCAATGCCCACCTTTCGGCGCCAGAGCTGGTAAGGGGTTTCCCATTTGTTTATCCCGAGAATGGTGCCCACCTCTGAGCTGCCAATGCCTTTTTCACGCTCAATGAGCCATTCCTCGCGGTTCTTCGGTTTTATGATTAAAGTTGCCATAAAAGATAATGATTTGAGCCCCCGGAATTAATCCGGGGGGTTGATTCTAAAAATTACTTGCTTGCTTGAGTGGTTCTGTTGGCATCCTCTGGCTTTTTGCCGTCTCCCTCTGAGCTCATTATTTCGCCAGTTTCAGGGTCCACGATTTGTGCATCGTCATATTGGATGTCCTCAGTCTTGACGCGGCCCGCGGTGAAGCTCTCTGGTTGCAAGACGGCTTCATCTGTCGCGAGGTCTGCCTGAGTGTCGATGTTCAGTGGGAGGTATTTTGACAGCTGCTTGAGGGCTTTCCCTTTGGCCATTGCTTCGTAGTCACTTGCCCAAGCACCAGCCGGGGAGCCTTTTTGCATGGGGTTTCTCATTCTGAGCCTTTCCACGTCTGACTTGCTTAGCACCACAAAGTTGTAGCCCCCATCTGTGAATTGGCAGACGGCGTAAACGTGTGTTAGTGGTTTGGTGCTGTCAAAGGTTGGTTTGTGTTTAAGGTCAGGATTGAGGCCGAAATTTGCCTCGAATTCGTCGCCCTCTCGCACCACCTCGGCATAAACCATCTTTACCCTTCCAGAGCGCCGGGCCAGTTCAATATATCCCTTATACCCAATCTGGAATTGCACGTCTTTTCCATAGGGCACGAAATAACAGTAACCCAAGGCATCCACGGGCGGAAAGCCCAGGATTGACGCCTGCATAATACTTCCCAAGAGCGAGGCGGGCGTGCATTTAGCTATTGCCGGGTTCCGGTGGATGGTTGTTGCGGCCATCTGGATAATTCTGTCCGCTGTCAGGTGCTTTGGCAGGGCCGCCGCAATGCGGCTTTCCATGCCTTTCAGGTAATTTCCAATTTCCCCTTGGCTTAGGCCGGCAAGGCTGCCTGTCTTTGCAACCTTCTGGTGCACGCTTAATTTTTGAGCCGGTGCATTGGCAGTGTTGGCTTGTGCTGCTGTTGAGCTGCTCTTCATGGCTTCACTCACTTTGTTTGCATTCTGTGTCATGGTTAAAATTTTATGATTGTTAGACTTAAAATTGTGCTTTCCAATATCTTTTAATCTCTGAGCCGGTGTAAAATGCCCGGCCATTGGTGCGCCGAAATCCCGGTTTTATATATCCGGCTGTCGTGTGCCGGTGCAATGTTCGCCTGTTAATTTTAAGGGCTTCGCTCGCTTCTTTCACGGAATAGCGCCCGGTTTCCTTAACTTCTGGTTCTATCGCAGTCATTTCTCAGTAAGCGTAATCTGGTTCTTCTTTTTCGATTAATACCCGCCCCTCGCCTTTGCAGGTGGAGCATTCATCCTTTATAGTGTCGGTTTTCTCGCCTCTCTCGGCGGCCTCTGGTGTCAGTTCCACTCCGTTAGAATTGAAATAGAGGTGTCCGTTTCCGTTGCAATCCTCGCAATCCCTGTATTCTGCCGGGTCACTGCAAACCGGGCATCCGGGATAGCCAAAACATACATCACAACTCATTTTGAAATCTTTTTAAAATTTCTGCCTCCTGGGCGGTTTCAAGCAATACGCGTTCGTATTCACCGATTGTTGTGTCCTCTAATTTCCTTATCCTTTGCCCGTCCCGGTAAATAATCACTGACCCGGTTTTTATATCCGTATGGGCGTAAATGTTGGCCCCGAAGCTGTGCTGGGCCGTCATTTTCACGGTGTCGTATTCCACCGTCACGCTGATTAAATCTGTCTTATTCATGGCCATTGTTTATAAAAAGTTTATCCACTGGAATTCCTGTGATTTCACTAATGCGTTGCTGCTTTAATTTGTCCGGGCGGCTGGTGCCGTTTATCCATCTGTAAACCGTCTCCCGGGCCACGCCGCAATCCTCAGATAGCTCCCTAACGAATTTTTGTTTAGGTGTTTCTTCGTTTCTTCGAGGGATGTTTTTGTAATAGCTTTTCAGTCCCATAGCAAAAAAAATGTTAATAATTATTTGCACATTGATTATTTTTCATATATTTATATCGTCAATTATTACTTGACATGATGCAAATATAAACAGTTTGTTGATATGCATAAACAAATTGAATATATTTTTTTAATGTGTGTGATAAAAAAGTGTGTATATGTTTAACTTAAAGGCTTTTAGAACAGACCACAATATTTCTCAATCTGAAATTTGTTATGTTCTGGACATCGCTCAGCCGTATGTATCGGCTATTGAATCAGGGAAGAGGCCCCTGAATCGTCAGAAGTTTGAATTGCTGTATAAGCGATATGGCGATAAGATTTTGCCTTATAAAGAAAATGAAGTGGTAATTCTTACTCCCTCTGAAGACCAAGGCAACAAGTCTATTCATGGTAATTATTGTGAGGTGCCTGTTTTCCCTCTGTCGGCTCAGGGGGGGTCGATTAAGAGTTTTAAAGTGGAATTAGAAAAAGCCAACGTTGAGTATCTCGTAACGCCAACAAAAGAGGGGGAGGTTGCTTTGACGGTAACGGGGGATGATATGTCGCCCGAGTATCCCGCTGGCACACGAGTGATTTTGAAGAAGATCGATGAAAACGCCTTTATCCATTGGGGCAAGGCATTTGTTGTCGATACCGTCAACGGGGTAATCTTGAAGAGGCTTATGCCCGCCCAAGACCCTGAAAAAATCCGCTGCGAATCTATTAATCCGTCTTATCCACCCTTCGACGTTAGTCGGTGTGATATTAACGGCGTTTATCGGGTTCTTTTATCTTTAAGTGTGAAATAAAAAAAGTGTGTATGTGTGCATTGTGGCAAAGTTTCCTGCCAGTTATGACAGAACAGGAGCGCGATAGTGTGTATCGCGCCCTGTCTCTTGGTCAGCCCG